CGCTGGTCCAAAATCTTCTTCCATTATGTCGTGCATAACACTTTTAGAAATCTTTGTTTCACTAGGAATAGTCATTTTGATCTTCTTAGCTTTGCCTGTTACTGGGTGAACAAATACTCCTGAACCGCCAACTACTGAAATACCTGTATCTCTAAGTTGTTGTTCTATCTTAGATGTAATATCTCCCCCAATGTACTCACTTGATTGTACATCAAGTGGTTCACTTTCCCGTGCAAAATAATCTATTGCTTCTAATACATCTTCCTGATATACAGGAGATGTTATTCCAACACCATTAACTATACTTCCTGCGGTGTGAATGCCCATTATTTTACGACAATTCAATTTTGAATCTGTATTAAATAAAACCAATCCACAATCTCCAGCTAATGTATAACTACTTTCATAATGGTAACAATCAGGTAACACAATATCTCTGTCCGGTATATTCATACCATACACAGGGTCTGTTCTTCCACCATGAGTATATATAGTATCTCTACGATGACACCCAGATACTTGCATTAAACTAGGATTAAAATCGCCAACTCGCAGTCCGTATAAATAAGATTCATACAATATTGGATCATCAGTAACTTTAACAAAAAATTTTGCCATATGCTTCATTTGAACCATATTACGAACTTGAACAAAAACTAAATCTTTATGATGATTATAATCGGAATCCCATACTTTAACTTCTTCAAAATCGACATACTGCCGCATAACTGGCGTCCATTGGAAATACACTCGAAATTGGTCACCTTTTTCAGAATATAATTCATAAAATGTTTTCCAACGTGTGTAGAAATGTTTTGGTATTATAAAAACATCCCCTCCTACATTAAGTGCAGTTCCAAAAAACTTCATATCTATATCTGCTCCATCGTGCTTAACTTCTGCTCCCACTTTACAAATATGAGTGGCAACATGTTGTTCAATATCTCTATTTTGTTGTTCATAAGACTGAGTATTTGGCTTTGTTTGTTTCACACGTCTAGCTTGAGGTATTTTTCTTTGTGTCTTTCCTTCTGCAGTTTGTGAAGCAGCAACACTAGCAACTACCTTCGGTGTTTCGATATTCAATTCTATATTTTGCTTTTCTTTTTGATATCGCAAATATTCTTCATAATTTATATTAGGTACAAACTTATATTGCGCCATTATCCAATCATCAAATTCCTGTGGATTTAACTTACTATATTGTTCATATATTTTAGTTTGCGTCTCTGTCATATTAGTAAAGATCTCTTTATCACTTTTATATTTCATAATCGTAGATGTTGTTTGTAAGACAGTAAATACTAATGTTGCAACACTAAAAAATACCAAATTAGGATATTTATTAACACATTGTTCCAAATGCGAGAAAAAATCTTTTTTGGCTTGATATGCATAGTGTTTAAATTTAGTCCATAAATTTGCATGTAACATCTGCTGGGTTTGTCTATCAAATGCTTGACCATTAGTTAGTTCCACACAAATAGATACTCGTCCTATCACATCATCATCACAATCTCGGTTGACTGCTATAAAATGCTCTATGAATCCATTAGCATTATTTTCGTGATAAGATCGATTTATACGATAACGAGATCTCTCTCCAGTCATCCGTTGTAATAAAGAATCTATTTGGTCACACACCTTATAATAATCGTGTATTTCTTCAACTGCATCATAAAACGTGTCCCCACTATGTAAGTCATTGTCAAATTCATTTGGACGAAATCTTCGCACTTCTCCTTGTATTTCCTGCAATATGTTGTTACAAAAAGCATACGCACCATCATAATCAATATGTTCAGTGTGATGTTCTAGAAACTGACCTCGAGCTTTTTGAAATCGCTCATTATCGTTTAGATCAAATCCAATCCTATCTTCCCGAAACATAGTAGCAGCTTGAACAATAAATACGTCACAACGGCAATTTTTAAAACGACTAGGTTCGCACTCACATTTTTTAGGTACTCTACGCTTAAGGTTCACTGTTGTTGGAGGAGGAACCGATTTTTCATCACCATCTCCTGCCATTGCAAATAAATCATTTTTCCATGAATCTTCATAATACTGGTACAACCTGTCTTTAAATGTTGTTTGTTTATCTTTATAATTCTTTGCCATTAAACATACTTCTTTCACAGCAGATAAAAAGGGTAATTCTTTCATTACATGACCGCCCATTGGGTCATGAAATATCACACTGTACATATCAATTGGTACACTACCAGCTATACATTCTACACCTCCATTAATGGCAGATGCTACTTTAGCTAAATCAATCAATCCTTCTTTAGTCTTGTATTGAAAATTTAAACAAAATTCTAATACTACATTTCGCCGAGCTCGCAGGTGAGTCCCTCCAGATAAACATAGATTTTCAATAGCGCCTAACCCAATCATGTCACATTGTGCATTAGATATAACCAATTCAGAGTCAAAAAACACTGCCCCTTTTTCCTCAAAAGCCATATTTAAACAGTATAAATTATCATCAACGACATTTGTCAATTCCATTACAGCATTATTCATAGCTTGTTCATCCCTAAAATTCTGGAATAAATCATTATACCACAATACAGGTTGACCCGCGTACTTTTCCCAGTATTCATCACCACAATTTCTAAAATACGTATACTCAGCATAATCTTGATACTCCTCTCGAATTTGAAGTGTTTTAACTAAAGCGTTAATCAACAAAGGCTGGAAAAAAGATGTTTTACCTACTCGAGGATCCCCATAGATATATGCCCAAAAAGGCTTTATTCTACGCGGATTTTTACCATTTTTCAAATGCTCTGGAATATGTTTTACTGCTTCCTCTAAATGTCGTGACATTACACGTACAAATGGTAAAATCTTTGCATTTTCCAACGATGTACCTTTTCCAACTTGTCTTATATATGAACTCTCAAACTTTAAAACATTATGATAACATTCAATGACTCGCTTAGCAGCATGTTTATTTGTTTGGCATTTTTTATCTAAATTTTCCAGTTTTATATGAGTAAACTCATCAATTAAAGGTGTAATACGATCTTCTCTCATAAACCATGGCAATATTCCATAATACTGCAAAATCTTATCTCCTATTAATGTAAATAACTTATCCAACAATTTTACAAAGAAATCCACTATTGTTGTTACACTACGAATAGTGTCGCTAATTACTTTAAGTTTCTTAACGTCTATAGACATCACCTTAAATACCTCAGCTGGTATATCTGCAAAAAGTGTTTGTAATAAATTCTTTATCATTTGAAAAAAAGGTTTGTATAATACCTGTTGTATCTGGTTCTTCATGCGCTACAAACTGATATATCCCTTGGACAACTCGACTCAGGCACCTCGTCAAAAAGGCGCTACCATCTCCTGATGGTAGAATAATAGTCAATAGTGCAGCAATAACCATTGGTGTACGATTTTCAGGTATTGTTAACATATACCCCAAAGCAACTACTTTAATAACAAAGTGTATTACAGGCATATAACTCTTAAAAGCTCCAACTGCAAAATTGACAGAATTATTAACTTTTTGCATTAATTCTTCCACAACATCGCAAATAGAGTCAATTCGATTTGAAGTACTAGTCATGGTATTTAACGTGTCCACACCTTTTTTAAAAAATGTATTCATATTTTTTGGAATAGATGTAATCTCTTCCAACATTTGTGCACGTAACGTTCCATCCTTCTCATAATCTAATTCTCCACCAAACTTAGAGCTATTTTTCCTCTTTTCTACTAAGTTATTAAATTTAAAACCACGAGTAGTTTTAGTGGGCATAGTAATAGAACTTTTAACTTTAAACCAAACATAAACATTGACCAACCATTTATAATCCTTTCCTGTATTCATAGTATATGTTTTCAACCAATCATCATCTACATATCTTATTGCCGTCTGTAGTTCTCTAAATTGTTGACCTTTAGAGATACTATAAAAATTTTTATAAAACTTTGGAATGTCGATCCATCCATGCTTACACCAAGCATCACGCGATACAGGCCGGGACATTGTAGTCTTACTGTCTCCCTGGTCTTTTTGTCGTGCAAGCTGCGCGATCAGATTCTCAATTTCATCTTTTTCTTGAACTTTTTTGTGTAAATAATTGTTTTGGTTGCCTAATGTTTTAGAATTCATAGTTGGGTTTTCCTGCGTTACGCTATCTCCCAATAGTATGGCATACCTGGGTTGCCGGTCGCACAGGCGAGGGCTTTTCGTCTAGCGTTCGAGAACTCATCACTATCTATCTCGCACCTGGGTACACTTAGGCAAAATGTACTTACGTGGAGACACTTCATGGGCGCTCTCTAAAGTGATTTCGGCGTGTCGCCTACAAACCCTAAATCAGACCACTCTAAATCTGACCTAAACTTAGAACACGAAGCGACGGGGTTTTCGCAACGGCTGATTCTACAGCGATTCCATATTTAACCGTCCAGAACGTAACCAGATTACGTATTCCCATGCTGATCTCATTAAGGCTGCGTTCTCGCCTCTTCCTTAACAATAGGGACCACCCCACATCCGAAATTTAGGCTTGATGTGGGCAGCCATGGGACGTAGTTTCACCGATAGTCGATTGGACCTGTCAAAAAGGCAATGTTATATTATATTATATTTTTAAATTATTTTACTATTTTTATATATTTTGCAAACTTTTTATTTAGTATTTTAAAAATCAAGGTATATTTATATTTGTATTCAACTGGGACATGTCAACTTTCGTATCATTCCAAACTTTTAATGTTTTAAAAGTTTTAAGCAAGTGTGGATATATTATATCTGAATCAGTTATAACTATTCCTCCATCTCTTGCTTCGTTCCAATCCCACATCTTAAGTGTGTCTTTAAAGAAACCATATGCCATAGCGTGTTTGGCACCACCCTTATCCTTCCAAGGGTTTTGTATAGATTTCAATTGATCACCAACTATATGATACCAAAGACCAGGATCGGTTTTAAGATCTTTACCCTTTGGTATGTACCAAAAATAATAATCATTAATTACATTTCGAATGATTTCAATGTTTGATTTCTTAGCTGTGGTTGGCAATCTACATCGTGGTATTCCGCCCTGGTAACCAAAAATAACATCATCTCCTGCTCCCATATAAACATTGAGTATTTGCTCAACTTCACCATTAGCCAGTATGATATTCATAGTTGGAACAGTAACTCCTGGCAGACGTAATGTTGAATTTATTGGTATACATGACACTGGAGCGTAATAAGGTATAGTAAGGTCAACAGGATCGTGAGTTGCTTTAACCAATGAATTAAGTCCTAAATATTCGCCCTCTGCAGAAAAATGAAAAACTTCATCTGGTGTTCTATAGAAACTATCATTAACTTGCGAATATCCTAATTTCAGCGTACTTCTCCACTGATTCAATGCACCACCACGCGGTATTATTGCAAATCTAACTGACCCAGCCCAAAATCTGAACACAGCTAATATGTGTGGTAAATAAGAATCCCACATATGGTCATTTGCACCTCTTTTCCAAGTTCCCATAGGCGTTACATCATATGCAACGCCAGACAAAGCATCCATATGTTGCTCATCTATTAAAGTCAACATATTTGCTAGTTGTTTAAAATCTGTGATCTCATAAGACATAGCCACTCGTCCTAACCTATAAGGTCGTGATGTTCCGCCAAAAGGTTTGTATTTAACTTTCTTAAGACATTTATATGAAGACGAAGGTAGCTCACAATCTCCTGTATCACCACTCTGTGCATACATTTTAGCTGATGATGTAGGCGCAGGATTATCATAGTCTGGTACTCCATATATTGCAGTATGTGATGTTCTAGGACCTGCAAATTGAAAATCTTCTGCACAACTAACAAAAACTTGAAAATATATTGGTAATGGGGTATCAAAACTAGAAGTTAAAGTATTCACCACCTGTAAATATAAACAACCATTAGTAAACTGACCAGTCTGACTACTATCCATATCAAGGTAGTCAAAATTTGAATCCCAAGGAATTATAAAAGAATATTCAGTTTGTTTATTAATATCCACTAGTTCATTAAGTATATTTGAAGTTTGCTCTAAATCTAAGGTAGCAGGATAATTTAAAGTATCACCTGGTTTTGGAACCCAAGCTATACGTAATTTCATTGAATGA